CATGCGTTTTAAAAAATGTTTCATGTACTTTCTCCTTGTTTGTACAAGGGTAGTTATACACAAATGTTAGCGCTATAGTACTGCTAATTTGGAATAGCCGTTATGCTATTTCTTCATCTTTTTCATAGGTCTAGCTGGAGGATTAGATGCACCACACATCATTGCACCTTTAGCGTAGCCCATTTTTTTCTTAGCCATACCGCCACCCATCATGCCCATCTTTGGTTTCTTAGCCATGCCACCATACATGTAGCCCATCTTCTTAGCTACTTCTGGTGCTTCTTTCTTTAAAGCTTTCATACCTTCATTCATCTTTTTCATTTCTTCTTCCCTTTCGCTTTCTTCTTAGCTGTTGCACTTAAATCTTTAAAATGAAATAATTGTTTACTATTTTTACCATGTGTTTTGCCTGAATGTAACTGTCCATTCGGCATCTTATGCATACCGCCTTTATGCTCTGTACCATCTCTAAAATAATGAGGCTGACCTTTTGCCATTATGCTTTCCTTTTTTTACCTGATGCTGTTACTGACCACTTAACTTTCTTAGGTCCAGTCTTTTTTCTAGCTTCTGATTTACTAATTCTACTAGCTACCTTTGCAGGTCTACATGCAGGGTAGGGTCTGCCCTTGTCTTTCTTACCAGAGCGTCCACACTTCTTGCCTGTCTTTACGTCACGCCAATCTTCTTTGAACCACTGAGTGAGTCCACCTTCACCGTAACCTCTACGACTTTCTAGTACGTGCCTTGACTTGTGCAACTTTGCCTCCCTTGCTGTAAGTACCCCCACGTGCTTTGTAGGTTTTAACTAACCAAGCACTTCCATACGCACTAGGCCAAGTCTTAAACTTTCTCTTAGCTTCTGATTTTACTTTAGAGTATAGAGCTTTGTTCTTAGGTGTAGCCATTATGCCCTCTTAGATTTAGTACCAGCGCACTTCCACTTCTTACGAGATAGACGTAGTGGGCTGTTAGGATTCTTTGCTGCCTTTGGGTGTTTCTTCATTTGACCAGCACTTCTTGCACAGTATGAATCACCTTTGCTTGTTCCTGGTCTGATACGCTTGCCACCGTCTTTAGCTTTACCTGATTGACCGTAGCTTACTTTTATCTTACGTCCTGTCTTAGGGTTGGTAACTGTCTTGGCAAACATCTTGCCTTTACGTGGTGTAGCCATGTTATCCTCTACAGTGGGTTGCTTGCTAGTTCATCATAGGCTTTCCAAATGTCATCTACTTCTGTTTGTAGTACATCTAGTTTGTCACCTATGCCGTCTGTTATAGTAGTAGCTTTATCTACCTGAGAGCGCAAGTCAAGTAAAACTTTCTGCTGCTCAAGTATCTGTTGCATATTTGTCGCAAGTTGTGCCAGCTTGGAGTTTAATCCTCTGACATCATTATCTATGATAGCTTGCTCTACTGTTTGTATTCTACTTGTTACGTCTGCTTCTAGTTCTGTTATCTCGTTACCAAGATTTGTTTCGGCTTCTTGTAATTCGTTTGCTATTGCTTGACTTGCTGTTGTTAATTGATTTGCCGCAAATGTTTTATTTGCTGTACGTTCTCTTTCTGTGTCATTACTTAACTTAGTCAAGCTTTTTTGTAGTTCTGAAATTTGCTTTGCGTTTGCGCTGGTATTACCTAGTGCTTCACTAACACCACCCTCTACGCCATAGAACCTATTGAGAGTATCATAACCCCAATAGACACCACCTGATACAGCAGATAGAACTGGCAAAGCCACAGCAACCATCCAGCCCTTGACATTAAAGCCTCCTATGCTGAACTCCATTGCCATTAGTTAGGCATGGTTCCATACTGTTCTACGTACTCACCAGCTTCAAACAGGTCATCTGCTGACACCATATCTTCTGTTAAGTAACCCTGCCAGCCAGAACCAAAGCCATCGTTATCCCAGTTAATTACAAATTCATCTATGTTCTGTGTATACGTGATGGTTGTGTAGTTGCCGACTACAAAGTTATTAACCTGTGCATAGCTGTCGATACTGGCTGTTAGTTCAGTATTATTTGCAGCAGCCATAAATGCACCTGCTTGTTGTGCGTAGTTCTCTACTTGTGCTACGGCTTGGTTGTACGCATCAACTTCAGCCTGATCTATCTGGTATTCTTCCTGACCCATCAAGCCTTGTAATGCAGCTTGCTCTGGTGCTGTGTCGGCTGCAGCAGCAGCTTCCATGATACCAGTAGCAGTTAGTACCTCTGTAGAAGCATCTGTTAGTAAGTCGATAGCTTCACCTAAACTATTCATTGCACCTTGATACTCTTGTGTGAACAACTCCTGTGCGTTGGTAGCGGTAGCGTAGTCGTGGTTCATCACAAGATCGTGTGCTTCTAAGTAGTCATCTAACTCATCTTGCGTAATAAGTCCATCATTCATGGCATCATCTACAATAACACCGCCCAGCGCAGCATAGCCAGTAGCACCTACTGTCATTGTTGCTCCGTCCGTCACCCTGTTCTTTATAGCACCTAGAGATTCAATAAGGTAGTCTATCTTTTGCTGACCTGTCATAGTCAGGTTAAGATCCGTTATCTCCAGTTCCAGCGTTTGAGGAGGTGGTGGCTGGATTAATGGTTCGCTTGTTGCGTTTGCTGCTCCTGAAGCGATCACTAATGGACAACTTAGGAGTAGTATCTTCCACAATCTCTTCTTCATCGTATTCCTCTCCAACTCTTAATAGAGTATCCCAAAATTCTTTATCGTCTTCGTAGCCTACTACAAATGTGGCAGGGTCTTCACGGTACTTGTTTATAGCATTCTTGCCCATTAACAGTCTACCAGTCCTGGTATCGTTGATTGGACACGGAGTATTAGCTAACATCATACTCCTGAACACTGTAGGGTCTTGGCACATAATAGATATGGCTGACACCTGTAATCCTAACCCACCTACCTGTTGAGGTAACCCCAGTAATCTAGCATTTTTCCTGCGATTACATTGTGGGTCTTGCTGCATCTCACCTTGAGATAGGCCAATTATGTTTAATTGAAGCCCTCTACTCTTCGGGATTAAGCAAGAGTCGTTACCTCCCCCACCCATCATTGTAGGAGAGATACTTGACATTACCGGGCTGCTACCCGGGGAAGAACCTGCTCCATTATAGTTTGTGACTTGGCTAGTATTGTTTGATTCTACAGTTGAATCTTCGTAGTTGTTAGAGAAGTCACCTGTTATGTCGTTGCCAGTGTCGTTAGTTGTAGTATTATTCGTAGTTGTACCATCATCTATGGCTACTTGCTCACCTGCATACACGTGGCAGGGTACGAACAATAGGATCAGAACACATAAGTTCCGTAGCTGCGTCCGTATGTCCGATAATAGCGAGTGTTTGAGCATCTTGGTTTCTCTGACATGCAGCATCCCCCACTCGACACGATGCAGTATATGTAATAGTTTGACAAGCTGACAATATTCCTAATACACATAGTTGTATGGATACAGATTTCAATGTCAACACTTTATTTATCCTATGCCGGGTCTTTTTCTGTCCGGGTCTAGCACCTCATGACGCTGTAAAAAGCCCTCTAAGTACATAGCTCTTTCAATATGGTCTAAAGTATAACTCTCTCCGAGTCTAACTCGCAGTGCTTCACGCACATAGAAGACATCTGACTTAGGAATGTGGACTCTCCTTAGTCTTTTACTGTCTCCATCTGCTATAGCATCGTAAAACTCTTCTATTACGTCTTCAGAAGAGTACATACTGACTCTGTTTTTACTCATGGTGCTGCCTAAAAGGTGGTATGTACCATAATCTACGGTGTGAGGAGGAGGATGTGAGGAAGAAAGACACCCAGAATACGGTACATACCCAGTATAACACAAGTTATTGGTTATAATTATTAATGTGTTACTAAATAAAGTATACAGAAGTACAGTATAACTGTCAAGTTAAACTTATCTATGTCTAATTATTTATTTATATTTACTATTTATTAAGTAAAAACACTAAAAGTTTAACTGTCCTGCTCCTGCTCCGCAGTTATACCCAAAAAATAGGGTCTGTCAAGCATATATTTGTACTACTGCGACAGTTTGTCACCCCTTAAAAAACCACTTCTGTGTATTTGTGTATATATACGTACTGGGTAACGGGGGGTGGCTCTCGCAGGGTGGCGCTTTCGAAAGGCATTTTAGTATATTTATCAATCATTTAGCTACTAAGTCACTGTTTTTAAAGCATAAACTAACTGATATATCCTCAATCATGCTGAAAAAGCTGTGACATTTATGCAACATTTTAAATATAGTGCCATTTTTGCAACAGTGATGCATAAATACCACACCCCTAAACGTGATCACAAATAACCACCCGTCAAAAATAAATGTGATCACAAAAAACCAGCTGGTATTAAATGAACACCCGTTCAATAAAACTAAAAATGCAATGTTCTCACAATGTTCACCCCAAACAGAACACAAGTAGAACATACCAAGAACACCTGGAATTATGAGAACAAAAGCAGAACAAATGCCATATTCACTTTTTTGAATATCTTTCATAGAGCCAACGTCAAGCTTACTGAGTAGCCCTAAAAATCTTGCAAGTCGTTAATCATTTATTTTGTTCCTATCCTCAGTGGGCTTTATATCGCTTCTATGACCATATTCACTTTTTTGAATACGACCTAAAAAACACCCAAAAAATGCCCGTATTTAGGTATATATATACTGTGTAAAAAACTCAGGCATTTTTGACCCTCAAAAAAATTAATTTAAAAAAAGACTTGACCGCAACATTCAAGCTGATATTGTCAGGGTGAAATTGGTTGCACAGTAGTCGGAAATACTAGCCCTGATGCGTAAACACTTAGGCCACGTTATTTGAAAATTGGAACCGCAAATTCTGCCTAGCTCCTGTTACTGAGTGCTAGAGATTAGCAAGGCATGCGGCAAGCCATACGGCAGGTAATCAGTCCTGCAAAATTAAAGTAACTTGATCCTATGGTAACGGATCAAATACCGAATATAAGCAGATGTTTTTGGATATAGCTTAAACTAATCTTGATACTGTTAAGATGAAACGGCCGTCTAACATATAGTTGGATCACCAAGATTTAAGATGTCAACTTGACTACAGAAAGAAAACAGAAGTTTTAAAAGGGTATCGCACAGCATAGCAAAGTGTGGAGAGATATACTATTTATGAGGGCTACTCGTTAGCCCTTATTGATGCTATATCTTAAAGGAGTAAAAGCAAAATGAATAACCAAACAAGAATAGAATTAATTGAAACTTTAATAAAAACCTTAGAGACTTATAGAATGCATACTGAAACACCTAGTATAGAACAAACATTAACGGGTGCGCTTCAAGATGAAATTAGTAATTTAATGACTGAAAACGAATTTATTAATTGGGTTGATACAGGCGAATTTAAACCGCAAACAATATTAGTGAGAGAATTTATTTCAGAAAGGAGTAACTCAAAATGAGTAATTATAAATTAATTGGCGTTGGAACAAACGCAAAAACAATCAAGGGTGACGGCTCAGAATACTTAACCGCTATCCTATATATGACACCCTATAAAGTATGGGTTGAGACACTTGGCCGTTATTCAAACTCATGCCCAATGGCCGAGAAAGCTGGATGTATTGACGCCTGTCTAAATACTGCTGGACGTGGGCAAATGTCTAACGTGCAAACTGCAAGAGAAAGAAAAGCTCAATGGTTTTATAATGATCGTGACAGTTTCATGGATCAACTTATAATCGACATTTCAAAGTTTATTAATTATTGCAACAAGCGAGGTATACAACCTTGCGTCAGGCTAAATGGCACAACAGATATTCAATGGGAATTGATCAAAACTGAAAGCACTTATGGCAAAAACATTTTTGACTGGTTTCCGACAGTTCAGTTTTATGACTACACTAAAATTGCTAATCGTAGAAAAGCAAAAGACATACCAAACTATCACTTAACATGGTCATACTCTAACGCAGACCCAAGATATGCGGCAATGTTAGACACGGCCATTGCTAATGGTATGAATGCGGCTGTTGTATTCAGATCAAATTTTATTGAGGTTGTGCCTAAGTGTTGGCATACTTGGAAAAGCTTACCCGTTATTGATGGTGACAAAGATGACCTAAGGTTTCTTGATCCTAAGGGTGGTCATATTGTTGCACTCTATGCCAAGGGTAAGGCAAAGAAAGATAGAAGTGGTTTTGTTCAGGAAGTAGAGGTATCATAATGATTGAAACAAAAACAGAAAACTATACAGTTACTTGGACTTGGAATTTAGCCTACGATGATCAGATGAATATGCATCAAGTTGTTATTCCAAATTGTAAACATCAGAAGGATGCTGAACAAAAAGCATTCGAGTACATGCTTGATACTTGGATCAATAAGCATGACACAATGAAAGAAATGATTGACGAATGCTTTGCTTCTTTCATGGTCACGTGTATGCCTGACGATGAGTATATGCAAAATCACGCTTACAAGTATTGGCGTGGTAAATGGGATAATCCTATTGAAGGTTTAGTTGATCCCATGCTGGATGAATTGGAGCATTGCGGATACTTTGACAATCTTAAAGACGGACACTATTTAGGATACAAAAACGTATTAACATTAGGAGAGGATGACTAATGGCTATATCAGGAAAAAATTTAATACCTAAACTAATAGAAGCAGCAGCAGAAATTACTGACTACATGGTAACCAATGAGTTAAGCGCATTGGATAGCATAACATTTGAGGACACTAACGGAGACATACGCTATATCCCAGTGGCTCAAGAAAGATTTAACGAGAGATATACTTATGTCTTAAATTTATTGGAGGAAACTTTTGATGGTTAAATTTTATGGATACAAAAACAACAGCATGGAGGATGCTATGAAAAATCATAATAAAGATAAGTATGTAATCAGTCTATACGACTACACAGGCGAGGCACTCAAGCCTTGGGCTGAAGCAGGGTATCAATGTTTTGCTTTT